TACCTGAAACAACAAGGTCTTGCGCTGGGCCTACTTTAGTAATGGGTGCACCTTCACCTGCAGTACCATCATGAGCGTGTCCAGTAGATGCGTTAAACCCTGCCTCAATGGCATTGTACTCAGCATCAAAGTCATCTGCATCAATGACGTTACCGTTAGCAATGTTGTTTGCTGTATCTTGACGTGTATAACCTGCCATGTTTTAGTCCTTACTGTCTATCGTTCTGTCTAAACTCTAGCAGGGCCGTGTCTAGAGTGAATGTAGGGTTTGTAGAGTTGTCTTCAATACGTATGGCTATAGTCTTACCTGATCCAATGAGATTTGTGTTGTAGACCTTATCTAACTCACCGCCGTATGTAGAGGTGTCAAACACAGAGGTAGAATCACCAAAGATAAATACGGCAGTACCTGTACTTTCTATAGTCTCAGTAGAGGGTTGTATAACACCCGTGTTAGTAGATGTACCAAAGTCATACTTGACGTTAAGATCCAAGGCCATACTACCAGTGGGTTCTGCATACAGTGCCATCTTGTAGAAGGACTTACGCATTTGAGGGTCAGACAAAGGCATATAAGGAGACTCATAGATAGCCTCAATAGGTAGACCATCAAAGCTTGAACCTGTGTCTAACTCATACACGTAGCCATCTGTATTAGCAAAGGCAACGGTCTCAGATGTATCTGTGTATCTACTATCTGCTACAAAGGCTTTGATACCATAAGTAGTAGACCAGCTAATACCAGCAGCACCCTGTGAGACAAACTTTGTAGCGATTAAACCTTTAGCTGCTGTTGCTTGCTCCGACTCAATGTAAGCAAAGATACGATACTGTGCTTTTTCTCTCATAAGTACAGAGCAGAAGTTAGGTGTACTTCCAAGAAATTTAGTGGCGTCTTTAGCAATAGGATCAGATGCAATGTCCAACCCGAAGTCACCAATACGGTCAGTAGCGCTTAGAAGCCGGATACCATCAGGGGCAAGATACATGATGTCGCCACCAACTTCCTGAATAGTGTCACCGTTAACACAACCAATGCGATCTGTGATAGGTGCTACTTGGAAGTCTGAGGAGGTGTTGCCTGTTATACGTTTAACGCTATCAGTAGTAAACACAATGAGTTGGTCGCGGAAGACAGCTAGACCTGTTATCTCATTAGCTACGTTGATAGAGCCTGCACCATTAGCAGCATTAAAGTCATCTACAGTAAAGGGTGCAGTAAAGTAAAGGTTATTACCCTTAGCGTAGAACGCTGTATCTTTGAATACTGCTACATTCTCTGCGCCTAGTACGTCTGTGCTACCTGTAATAGCAGTAAGAGTATTGCCTGACGTGGTGTATATAGCAGGGTAGTTGCTACTATCTACAAAAAGAACCTTATCATCACCGTCTAGGTTATACAGAACATGCTTAGCCTTACCGCCAAGCAAAGGTCTTGCACCCATAGATGTCCACGTAGTACCTGTGCCGTAGTAGTACTCTGTTACGTTAGATCCATTCTGCCTAGCTACAACAATACGCCCAGAGCTTATTACTTTGAGCGCAAGTATAGAGCCAGATCCAGGTACAGCTGTAGTGCTGAACTTCTCAAAGCCTTTAATCTTAGAGTAGCCACCCTCTTTGCTAGACTCAAAGTTCTGCAGTAAAGTAGCAGAACCCACAGCATTACTACCCTGTTGTAGAGGGCTAAGGTTAGAGATGAGACCGCCTCTAAACTCAATAGGGAATGTCTGCCACTGTGTAGCCATTAGAAATGTACTCTCGTGTCTCGCAAGTATTCTGTGCGATTAATATGTAGACTACGTAACTGTTTAATACCTTGCTCAAACTTTTGTAGTGATAATTGTGCAGTCTGTGTGTCACCACGGAACTGATAAACATAGTACATAGCACCGTCTATAATCGTATAACGATATTGCTCAGGTAATGTAGGTATATCTGTAGCAAGCTCTAGATCATAGCCTGTACGGAAATACTCATATACTACTTCATACTCTTTATCAGGGGTAGGATAAAAGATTAACTCTCTGCTAGGGGTACGTACAACATGAGTTGGTGTGTTTCTTACACTTGTGGTAGAGTTATACTCAGTATCTGCATACTTGTCAAGCCATTCTTCATAAGTTAGCACTTTTAGTTTGACTGTACCTACGTTAAGAGAATCGTCACGCTTTATGCGGAAGGTGTTCATGTTAATAGTTTTACTATCATAAGGCATACTATAGCGCACTTCACCAGGAAGTAGCACTTCTGTCTCTTCTACATGGTTCCACGGCCACTCAAACTCTTCTTGATTGATATGGCGAATAGCAGAGTTTACTGCATCCTTAGCAAAGCTGTAGTAACCAGTAGCACCAGAGAAGTTAGAAGAGGAAAGCTCTACTTCGTTAAGGCGGCGGTTGATATCGTTAACTAGGCTAATGTAATCGTATGCCATTCTTACTTCTCCTTGACACGCAGAAATACACTACGCTCATACTGTAGTCCACCTAGTGTAGTTACCTTGCATGTAATCTTGTAGCGTTTATTATTTGTACCTAAACTCAAGCGTATAGTAGTCACAGTTGTAGTGTTAGTACCTTGCACAAACTGTAGTCCATCTACAACATCTGTATTGTTTACTTCTGTTTTAGTGCCTGCTGCGTCATCAATATACCAAGTAACACCAGAAACAACGTCACTTCCTAAGAAGCGCGACCAGTCTATGCTGTAGTCAAGTAACTCATCTTTATCTTTATCCGGCCACCTATATGACATTTCTATTCCTTACGCTGTAATGTGTACAGTATTGTTTGTGTCTTGCTTACCTATAAACAGAGTGCGCTGTCTGCTATACTCATCTGCGTAATCTTGGTAAGGGAATACTACAGCTGTTGGATCTGCTAGATTAACAGACAGAGTAGCAGATATTGTATCGAGTGTCACTGAAGCTTGAGCATCTTCATCAGTAAACTCGTAGTTGTTTAGCGTCAGAGATACACCTGTGATGGGTATATCTGCCTTGGCATCAAACCCTAGTGTCTCTGCGGTAATAGTAGCAGGTATAGTGTCAAACACTATAGAAGCTTTAGCATCTACATCTGCAAAAGTATTGATACTGAAAGAAGCGGTGACAGCTGTAGGTGTGGTACTAGCTTGCGCTTCTGTAACTACAGCATTGATAGTTGTAGCAGCAATAACCTCTGCTATAGATGTAGTAGCCTGAGCATCAAACTCAATAGCTACTTCACCTGTAGCGGCTACACTACCCAGCGTGTGAAATGCTATAGCTTCGTAAAGCAAATCACCTGTGCTAAACTGAGCAAGTGTTCCTGGCAAGAACGCATTAGCAAATACTGCTGTAGCACTCTGTGAAAGAGGGGTCTCAGATAAAGCTGTAAAGCCTAGCATGTTATGTGACCCCTCTTACTGTTACGGGTTTAGTGTAGTTACTCAGGCTGCGTGGGCCATGTGATGTCAGGCCGCTAACTCTGATGCTTGATTTACTCCGAGGATATCTTCAAGCTTACTGCGTATACCAAGACCATCAAGGTTCTGTGCAAAAGATGGGGACCACCACAAGTTACTCAAGTGTAGGTAGTCCATAGAAGCCTGACCACTATCCATTATTGTTTGCGGTGCTGATCCAAATGCGCCTGCGGGGTAAGCGTGTTTTATCATGTCACAAAAAGCAGGGTCATACTTACCACTTTCCATGCAAAGCTCCCCACGTTCTTTTGCATAATCCCAGAAGGGTGTGTTGTATTTAGACCCAGCAAAGTAGTGCATCATGATTATGCGTTCTACGTTTCTTACCAAACCTACATATTCCATGTTGGCCTGTTCTACAGGCACAAGACCCTGAAGGTAGTTAATTGCGTTGTCTATAACAGTGCTGGCCATACCAAAAGACATAGCTTCCAGAGGCTCTAAGAAGAATGACGCATTACCATTGCTCGCTACTCTATCCGTAAAGTTACGGTTCTTTGAGTAGTTGTTGAAGCCAAACGAGTTAGTCTCTTCGCTTGGGGTCAAATCAAAGTCACTAAAGATTGCCTTGACGTCTTCTTTTACTTCTTCAAGGGTGTTGATGTCACTGTTATACAGATACCCAATGGAACATCTGTTTTGGAGGGGTATTCCAAAGACCCAACCATATGGGCGAGCAATTGTAAGCGTGTGAGAAAACTTGGGAGCGTCCCAGTAACACTGGTTAACGTGAACAGCGTTGACAGGGATGTAAGCAGACTGCGAGTGCTTACTGTAATCCTTGGGGCGACCAGAACAGTCAATGATGTAATCAGCATCAATGTCATCTGGTTTTACATTATGTTCAAACAAGTCAACATGATCTTTTAGTCTTCCATACACGTAGTCCTGCATCTTGTTTGCGTTAAAGTGCAAGGCCACTGTTGGTGAGGGAAACTCATGGAGAAACTCTTCTTCAGTGGCAGACCAACCCCGCTTGAAGATACCCGTTTTTACGTAGCCATCCACAAGATCAAAGTCTTTGGGACCAAACCCTAGGGTTCGATGCAGAAGGGAAGGGAGCACGAGAGTTGTCCCCTCGCCTACCGCCTGCGGTTTAATGTTAGGATCGTAGTGCCACTCAACTTTTGCTTCTGGAAAGCTAAGTTTCATTTGCACCGCCGACATGCACCCAACAGTTCCACGACCTATGACCGCGTACTTCTTCACGACATGTCCAAAACAGAAGGAAGCGTTGGCCAGACCACAGAAGTTGGGAACGTAGCTTGAGCCGTAATATCCAACAAATCTGTTCGGTACTGTGTGACTTCCGTTTGTTCATCAGAAGTTAACCCACTCCATCGCATAGGATTTGAAACCACAGGGTCAACAAACGCCCGTAATTGGCTGGCTCTTAAAAGCCTAATTTCAGCAGCGTTAGCAGCATCTATTTCCGCCTGAGTGGGGGGTGTTGGGGCAATGTATGCCCCAATCGCACCGTCTGCCTGCATCTGGGCAAGCAGTACAGTGTTGTCGATAGTCATGTCGGCGTCATTTACATCTAGGGTATACGGCGTCCAACCTTCATACTCAGGCAGATTAAGAAAGCAGTCAATACGATTGCCTGTGTCGTCAATATAAACCGCGTCTTTGTAAACATATGTCATTAAGAGTACCTCACCCAAAGACCGGGAAATGATGGACCCCAGTTTGTACTAGCTTCAGGCGGGTTTCTCATTGCTGGAGTCATTAACCGCCAACTTCCCGAATAAGTCTGGTCACTTTGTAGGGAGGAATTGGTAGAAAAGCTGTTGTTCTGACTAGCAGTCAGACCTGTCGTACCAGAGGTAGAGGTTGTTTGGTTTGTAATAGCTACCGCTCCCCCCTCTATGCCACGGGATTCTAAATTGCTACCTGCGGTAGTCCTACCCTCTTTATAGCCTACCCCTTGAGTATTTGATTGCGAAGTGTCATGTGCAACGGTGTACGTTCCCACTCCGTTGACGGCTGTACTAGCTCCAGTGGTAATATCGCCGCTTCCAAGGATAGACGATCCGCCGACCGTCTTTAGGCCACCCACGTTTGACAGGTTCCTGCTGTTGTCAATAACGGTTGTGCCGTTTACCTGTATAGCCATCTTCGTATCCTCCTACTATTAGCTATTGAGTTGTGCTTTAAGCTCATCAATCTGAACTTGCTGCTCTTTGATTGCCTCTATCAAGAGACCAACCATGTTGCCGTATTGGACAGTCAAGTGACCTTCACCACCCTCTTGTACCAATTCAGGCATAACCTTCTGTACTTCTTGAGCAATAACACCAGATGACTTCTCATCATTGTGTTTGAACGTGAAGTTGTAACCACCAAGCTGCTGCACCTTGCTTACCGCATCTGTGATAGGTGTAATATCTTTCTTGGTGTTCTCATCTGACGTGGTGTTAAACGTGCCAGCTTGCATCGTGCCAGTAGTCAGGATGCTCTTGTTGTTATAAGAGCGTATCCAAGTGGTGTCTTGCATCTGCCAGCCACCAGCGTAGTTCTCCCAGTAGATACCCTTTGCGCCATTCACCCTAAACCAATCGTTTGCGTAGATTTTGTTATGCGTGACGTTGTCGCTGGTGTTAACGTTCTGGTTTGCCGTGAACGTGGTGTAACCCGCACCGTTGGTGAGCTGGTTGTTGTTTGTTACATTGGTTGCGCCATCAGCTACGTTTAGAAGTGCACGAGCCGCAGCCGCCGTGTAAGAGCGTCCATAGGTGTCAAAGCCGTTAGTACCTGTAAACAGACCCATACCATAAGTATCACCGCTTGTTGAGAAAGTCCCTGAACCGTTAAAGTAGCGAGAAAAGAGGTATCCCTGAGAGGTACGTTGGGGAACTGTGCTGTTACTTTCGCCTGTTGATACCGTGTAAGGGAAGCTGTAGTTGTTAGCGTTTGTATCGCCTGTATAGCCTAAGTTAGCCAGTGTCATGGTACGAGTAGCTAAGTTAGTGACGTGACCATATGTATCAAGATCAATGTCGCTGACCACGTTAGCACCTGTAAGTGCTGTGAGGCTACCTTGTGAAGACGTATCAGAGTGTGCTACAGCATCAGCTGTAACTGTGATACCACCACCAGCGCCAATATTGAACGTGCGGTTAGCACCCAGTGTACCACCACCAGTAAGACCGTTACCTGCTGTGAATGTGGTGCTGTCATCTACCTTAGCATCTAGGGCTGTCTGCAGACCGTCTACGTTAGAGATAACGTGAGCGTGTGAGTCATCCTGTACAGCAGCTGTGATGCTGATATTACCTGTACCATCAAAGTTAGCGTTACCTACTACGTCACCCGCGAGAGCAATGTTACGTGCTGTGGCTAAGGCAGTAGCTGTAGCAGCGTTACCAGATGTGTTCTGGTTACCAGCAGAATTGACACCTGGAAGTGTAATGTTAGCTGTACCATCAAAAGATACACCGCCAATGGTACGTGCTGTCTCTAGCGCAGTTGCTGTAGCGGCATTACCGGATGTGTCTTGGTTACCCGCAGTATTTACACCAGCTAGGTTGATGTTAGTAGAGCCATCAAAAGACACGCCACCAATGTTACGTGCTGTCTGAAGTGTGGTAGCTGTACTTGCGTTACCTGTAAGAGATGCAGTTACACCAGCAAACGTAGGTGTTGCAGTAGTACGAATGTCTTGGATAGTATCAAAGGTTGTGCCTGTGAGAGTTAAGCTATCACCAGCAGAATAGATAGAAGTCTCAGCTACCTCTGCAAAGACAATGTTAGTTGTACCAAACGTAATCGTACCTGAGGTGGTAAGTACATCCAAGTGACCTGCGTTGTTAGTGCCTTCCTTGATAAAGAAAGCATCACCTTTACCTAGAGCGTCTGGGTCAGAAGGTGACGAACTATCTGTGTCCGTAGAACGAGTAAGAACCCACGCAGTAGAACCATCACCTACTGTGGTTACTGTGTATACACCATTTTGTGTTTGATCTGTCTGGTTGGCTACAAGTACACGGTCATTCAATATCATGCTAACGTCATCTAGTACTAGAGCAGCATTTGTACCTGCATTAACAAGTGTAGCACCTACACCAGAGGAGCCGTTGTTATATGTAGCATTTAAGTTACTAGGATGCTCTGCTCGTACAGGATCGTGATAGTGGATACCTGCAGAAGCAATCGTGTCAACGTACTGTTTTGTTGCAGCACTTAAAGCGGCACTAGGATCAGCACTCAGAGTTACTGTACCGGTAGCAGTAATGTTGTTGAATGTCACGTTTGACGTAGTAGCTACGGCTTGATCTACATCAGAGAGATCCGCTGCAGCAATAGTGATGTTAGCTGTACCATCGAAGCTTTTACCTGCAATGGTTCTAGCAGTTTGTAATGCTGTTGCAGTATCTGCATTACCTGTGAGGTCAGATGTAACACCGTTGAAAGTAACAGCATCACCAGTACCTACAGCCTGACCGATAGAGATAGCACCAGCGTTGTATGTAACGCCAGTACCACCAGAGAGGTGCGCGTCAACACGAGCGTCTGTGTAGTAGAGCGAAGCACCTTCAGGTAGATCCGCAGTAGTGTGATTACCAAATGTGACTGTAGCAGCAAGGTCATTGCTATCAACGTCTAGTGTAGCAGCCGCAGAAGCTGGGTAAGTCATGAATATGTCTTTAGTACCCGCTGAAAAGTCTACAGCAGAAGTACCGTTAGAGCCAGACAGTACTGTTGTACGGGTAAGAGTGTTACCTGTGTTCCAAGTACCTAGTCCTACTTCCCACTCATCAACACCAGAAGCGGTATGCACAACAGCATAGTAAGTCGTGTCACCATTCGACATATAAGAGTTGAAGGGTTCAAAGGTAGCCCCTGCCCCACCTAGAGCAAATGCACCAGTACCAGCGGTAGTAGTCCCTTCTTTTACACGATCTTTAATGATGAATGCCATTGTGCAATACCTATCTTATGGATTAACTGATGCGGATTACAGCGTTACTTGCGTCTGCAGTTGGGAACACAATAGTGAAGTCACCGCTAGTTGAAGTAACAGTACCGCCGAAGTCAAACACTGCAACAGCTTTGTTGCCTTGTGAGACATTGTAGATGATTGCACCGTCTGCAGCAATACTCAAGTTAGTGAAAACTTCATCAGCGAAGTCTACAAAAACAGTATTACCAGACAAGGTAATGGTAGCACTATCAAGCGCCTGACCACCAGCAGTGTAGTTAGTACCTACTGCTTCATCTGTGTTACCTGTTACGTCAGAGTAGTTAGTTGTGCCAACACCATAAGTGCCAGCTGGAGTAGCTTTGATCAGAGCAACATTAAGTGTGTCTGTATCCATGTCGTGAACACCCCCAAGAAGCTCTTGCTTGAAGCTGTTGCACATTGCAGTTGTAATAGCCATCTTGAGATGTCCCTTTATGTGTTAAGAAAGCACAAAGGGGCCAGCGTATAGCCAGCCCCAATGTTAAGCCGATTAAGCAGCGTTGTAACGTGCAGTTACAAGTGCTTCTGGGCGGAGAATCTTGCGACCGTACAAGTGCATACCGCGAACAATGTCAGCGAATGAATCTGGGTCACGGTAGTTCTCTACCTTGTTGATCTGCTCAGCAGATGCTACTGCATCGTCTTGACCAGCTACGATAACACCGTAGTTGTCATCCTGACCAGTTGTACCAGAAGTACCTGCGCCAGTACCAGCAGCGGGAAGGTTGTTGGAAATGTATACACGGAAGCCGTGGATGTTGTTCATTACCAAACCGTTCATCAAGCCGGAACCACCAAAGTCTGCGTTCAACAGGCGTGAGTCTTCGTCTTTAAGTAGCTCTGCGAACACCGGGTCTACACAGACCCAACGACCACGTGCGTCAACATTTGCTACATCCATCTGACGTGCCATACGTGAGATAAGCTGCAAAGGTGAAGCAGTAGTTGCGGAGAACGAAGTCGCACCAGGCAAACGTGGAGCCAGTGGGATGGAGTCACCTGTACCACCGGAGTCGGCAGTTGTGATGTTGTTCATGTCACCGATAGTCAGGTGGTTTGCTGTGAGCAATTCACCAGTCAAGTTACCAGCTGTGTCATGCTGTGCATCACCAGAGGTAGTTGTGATCAGAACACCAGCAGTGGTGTGACCGGACAAGTAAGACAAAACGTCTGCGTCCATGGAGTCAGCCATCTTATATGCTGCGCGGTCAGCGGCGAGGCTAACGTAGTCAACATTGGAGAACTGATCTTCGATGTCATCCATTTTGAATGCGAAGTAGTTGGCTTTGTCGATTGTCAGAGAGAAGTCTTCATCGTTCAACTTCTCAACAGAGATAGCTGTGTGACGCTCAAGAGCGTTGACAGTTACATCTGGTTCTTTCTGAATGCGAACCACATCGCCTTGGTTGGCGATCTCACCGAAGTAAGAGTTGTTTGTGATTGCGTTAGTTACAGCTGCCTTACGAAGGGCAATCTGTGCTTGTTTCGAGTAGATAATCGGGGAGAAGTTCCCGTTAAACCCACCGCTTGCGGAAGTAATAGCCATAATAATTCTCCTTATAGATATGGCGTGAGGTTTTACGCTACATACCAACTAAAGAGGCTCTTCATAGTAGGGTGGTCAGCTATGCTCTAAGGATGGCCGTCCGTTGAGCGCTGGGCCTATAGTCTGAGGTAGTTCTTTGATGTGGCTTTAGCTTAGTGAAAAGCATGTACAGGCAGTTTATGCCTGACACTGTACATACCTATAGTTGTATGCATCTTTGCTAAGATGTCAACTATTTCTTTGACAAATCGTAAACAAATTTGCCATTACGTTGAGCTTCCATAATTTCGTCTGCTCGTTTCTCGTATTCTTTGATAGTCATCTTAGCAACCTGTGACTCACGTAAGTAAGATGAACTGTCTTCTGGCTCAGGTGCAGCAGAGCGTTTGCTCTTAACTGAACTTGCTGCAGCTTTATCTGAAGTGCTTGATCTCTTTGTAACAATACCAGTATCAGCTTTGTAGAGGTCAATCACACGAGCTACAGACTTAGCATCATCCGTGTTTTCGTAGAGAGCATCCTGTACCCACTTAGGCTGGTTATCTGCCCATGTATGAAAAGCATCGTCTTCACGGATAGATACAAAGTCTGGGTGTATCTGCGTTAGCTCAGCTTCTGCCTTTTCACGTTTAGCTGTAGAGCGCAACGCTTCAATCTCTGCTAGACGTGCATCCAAAGTAGATGACTTCTTGTCGGCTTCTTTCGCAGCAATAGCTTCTACAATGCCTGCAATGTCTGGGTATTTCTTAGCCCAAGCGTCAATCTCTTCTTCCGACTTAGGGAGTACAAGCTCATTCTTTGCAGCTGACTCTAGTTGTTTCTCTAGCTTTTCAAGCTTAGCAGTGAAATCTTTCTCTTTCTCCTGCATGTGTCGGCGTAGATCACCGTACCGTTTCTTGAAGTTTTTCTCTTCACCGCTTAGCTCAGCATCCTCTTCTTGTGCTTCAGCTTGTGGTTCTTCTTCTTGTTTGGTACGACTCTCTGCCTGAACTTGGGGTTCGCTAGGCTCTGAGCTATCGGGTTCCGCTTCAACAGCCTCTTCCGTTTCATCTGTATCGCCACGTGCTTGTTTCAGCAGTGCCTCTAGTTCTTCTTCATCACGCTTAACACGTGCTGCGTTTCGTTGGTGTGAAGCTGATGTAGTTTGGATCAACTTCGTTTCAATCTCTTGAGGCTCTGATATCATGTTATACTCCTTATGATGGGGCCAGCCTTAGCTGGGTAGCCTTATAGTTATTGGATAGTTTGTAGTTACTTCTTCTTCTTTTTACGTTTCTTAGTTACAAGAGCACCTTTGTTTAGACCATCTTCATCAGCGCCTACTGTAAACGAACCACCACCAGGTGTGCTATATGTAGTTTCTGTTACGCTACTGCCACTTGGGTCTGTTGTAGTGCTACTGCTTATGGGTGTATAAGTATTGCTGTCGTTGTTGCCGCTATCACGTACCCATGCTGGTTGTGATCGTCTTGCTTCCGCAGCTGCAATCTCAGCCTCTCGTGCTTCAATCTCTGCTAATCTTTTGCGAGAAGCCTCAGCCCTTTCTTGCGTAGCTTCAAAATTAGACTGTATTGTTTCTGCGTATGGAGTTGGACCTTGGTCATAAGGCGTTGTAACATCCCCAGCAACTACCTCTGGAGTGTATGGCTCAGGTTTTTCAGCCTCATACCTATCAAACTCACCATCAGTAGCATCTTCTGCCTTAGCTTTCTCAAGTGCTGCTGCCTCTTCCTCATTCTCTGGGAAGAACTCATCCTTCAGTGCACCAAACACACGTTTGATCAAACCAGGTTTTTCTTCTTTAGATGCTTTTAGCAAACCTTCAAGAACAGCTTTGTCTGAAGTAGAAGTAGCTTTATCATTAACCCTACGCTCAATCTCATTCTCTAAACGTCTTGCACTATCCATCATAGCACCTTTTATGAAGAGACCCATGATTGGGTTTATAGCACCGACAGCAATAGCTACTCCAGTCATCTTAGAGGACTGCTGCTCTTCCAGCATATTTGCAATCTCTTCTGTGGTAAGCTCTGCATAGTTAACAGCTTTTGGCATAGGTGCGCTATAGCCACCGCCGCCATTCCCACCGCCAGATACAATCTGAGGTGCAGGCTGTGCTGTTGTCGTACCTACAGAATCTTGGTAGTTTGTTTTCTCTTGTAGCGTATAGCCTGGTGGGATAGTTGTCTGAGGCTTACCATCAATGAACGTGATGAAAATAGTGTGACCTGCTTCATTCTTGTAAGAGCGAACCTCTACAGTAGGCATATCACCAGCTGATTCATAGCCTGTGCTAATACCTTCAGCACCTAAGCCCAGCGCACCCATCTCATCATAACCTTCGTCACCGGGGGAAAGAGCATAGCCACCTGATCCAGTGTAGCCACCTATAGCCATTTCCATAGGTTGTCCATCATCTTCTACTTCTAGCTCAGAGATGTCAAACATCATGTCATCTTCTGGTTCAATGATTTCCATACCACCTACGGGTTCACCTCCAATGCGTCCGTTCTCTTCCATGTCTTGATAGCCGAACTTAGCTTTAGCGCGTAGGTCTTCAAAGTACTTAACACCATAGTAACGTACTACGTCAGCAGGTACAACATACTCACCTTCACTTAGTTGTGCAGGGATGTCATCTCGTACTTCCTCTGGCATAGAACCTAATGGTACTTCGTTACCAGACACAGGGTCAATACCTTGAGTGTTTTCAGGTACTGTGTCTAAGTCTAGAGCGCCACCTTCTGCGAAGGCCATTTCCATCTGTTTATCCATTTACTTTGTCCCTCAAGTACTGTAGTTGACGTAGCGCACGTATAGCACCCTGATGTCTATGCAGTTCTGCAGTATCTGTAATGTTCTCCATACTGCGGTGCTGTGCGGAAATACGCTCCTCTAACTCAGAGAGGAACGCTTCCCACGTAGATGTAGTGTTTACAAAGCTCTTAAGCGACATTACCGCTGAATCCTTGCTCACCCGGTGTAGGTGCTGTACCCATGCCTATCTGACCACCGCCGCCACCTGATGTGTCCTGTACGCCTCCCTGAGGCGCTTGTGGTGCCTGTTGGCCTCCTTCAGGTGCTGGGACACCCTGTGGGCCTTCTGGTGGCTGTGCTGGCTGCTGAAAGCCTTTGAGGATCTCAGCTTGGATAGCAGCATCCTGCATAGAGTTAGTAACCTTGTCTGGGTCAAGATCCATAGACTTAGCAATCTCACGAATGATGTAGTCCATCTTAGCGAAGGGAGCTAATACTGGGTTCTGTGCAACCTGCAAGAACTGCATCAAGCGTTGTGACCGTACTTCGTTAGCCATCAAGCTCTCTGTACCAGATGCATGTACCTCTAAGTCACCACGAATTTGCTCATCAAAGTCAAACTGCATGTTGAAAGAGAAGAATGCTTTACCTAAGGGGCGAAGCAGATAGTCATCTACGTTCTTAACTACCGTCCGAATACTACCGTTAGCAGCAGACATAAGCATAGAAATACCAGAAGCTGTACGCCCAACGCCAGATACTCCGGTTTGTCCGTGAGCAAAGCTAGGGAATCCAGTACTCTCATCTGCTAGAACTCGTGCCTTATCAAAGAGTTGCATGTTCTCTTGTGCTACGTTGGGGAACTTGGTGCCGAAGATAGCCTGACCGGGTGCACCCCCAGCCCTGCGAAACACCTTGCCGGGATACACAGATAGGTCTTGCCCCGGTGTCAGGTTAGTCTCATCGACTTCAATGATAAGATTACCAGATAGTGCAGCGTTGTCAATAGCCATACGCATAAAGCCATTCATCAAAGTCTGCGTGTCATCCATGTTCTCAGCAATACCTACGCCAAAGAAGCTGTAGGGGTTATGCTCGTAAGGAACAGCGTAGTAAGGGATACGTGTAGGCTTGAAAGGATTAAGTACAAAGCGTAGTACTTCACCGTTACATACCCATACGTTACAGTTAACCTCGTCTAAGTCTTTCAACTCACTAGGTATTTTAACTCCATGCTCTTCTAGTAGCTCTGTATCTACGAAGCCCCAGAACTCAAGTACTTCCCAACGCTCAGAAGATGGCTGTGTATCGTCATCCTCCATAGTCATTTCCCAGTACTTCTGAATGTAGTCCGGCCCTTTATCTACAGCCATTTGAACTGAGTCAGACATAAAGTAGGGGCGGTTTTTCAAAGAGCGTAGCTGTGTGCGAGACATCTTATGACGTTCAACAGTATACTCTGCATCATTCATAGACTTAGCTTCTGGGTCTGGGTAGAAATCCCAAGAAGAAACATGGCTACACTCAGGTACAGTTTTTACCAGAGGGTCATACTCACCATCGTCATTCCAGTTAGGGTATTCCTTATCTACAGCGAATGGGCCTTTCATGACACCTGTGCCAAGTAGAGCCATCTCAAATGCCATAGATCGTAGATGTGTAGAAGCACCAGACTCTTGTAGCTGATCGTGGATCTTCTTCTCCATTTTCTTAGCTGCAATCATAGCAGGGTGAAACGATACAGTAGATGGTGTAGTTCCGTCACCTTCGATAATCTTATCAGATACAGCTTCAAGCTTGCTGTTAAGCCCAGCCATACGAGCTTGCAGATCCATGAGTGTCTCACCAGGTTTCAGTGTAGTGTCACCACTGATGAGATACGGACTAGCAGGTTTTTCTTCTGTTACAGGCTTAAGTGCATCTCCTGCAGCCTGAGCTTTAGGATCAATGTTGATATGCACCGCTTCTGCTACACCATCAGGTAATACAGAAGGATTAACAGACAGGGGGAACTTGTTGTTGCCAAAGAGTACGTCTACGATCTGACCGTATGCAGCAAGTGTCTTAGTCTTAGTAACCTTAACAAATACCCGCGACTTCTCAGTATCTGTAAACGACACGTCATTACCGTAGATACCACGGTAGTTACGATATGCTTTCAGCCAGCGTTGTTCGTCTGCGTAACGAGAGTCTTCTGCTCGTTTGTATCGCTCCTGTACAAAAGCTACTACACTATCTTTACGTTCAAAGATACTGTCCGTACTGTCTTCTGCAGCTACGACTTCATCTGTCTCAAACATTTCTTCTTGTTCTGCCATGCGTTAATACCCGAATGTTGTGTCACTAGCTTGGAAGCCTGTGCGCTGTGTTGCTGGGTTGAAGTCCCATATGCTGCTGCGAGGACGTGTCATAACACCGTAACGTAAAGCATCGTACAAGTGATCCTCTGCGTGAGTGTCTACATCTTCTGGGTTTCTTTTGTCCAGAGGAATGCTTGGTATCTGCGCAATAGTATTTGTGCAGTTGTTCATGAATACTAGGCGAGGCTTCTCAGTGAACTCATCTACCTGTAAACGCCTGTGTATTTCGTTTTTACCTGCGACACGAGAGCCTCTTGAGCGATCTGATGGACGCCAGCGGCAACCCTTCATAATCATTTGCTCAGCTAGTGATGGCCCCGTGTCGCCACGGTTGTGCCACAAAGAAGAGTCTAGCACCCCGTATCTGATTCCGCCATCGTGTTTCTCTAAGTCTAAGATCATATCTGCTAGATCAGTAGCTGTAACCTTAGAACAATATAGCTCTCTGTAAATAACGAGTTGCTCGTCTGGTGCAACAGCAAACCAGAGAACTCCCGTATAAGATCCGTAGCCGTAGTCGCAAGCTCTAAACTTAGCCCAGTTATCGGGAACTTCAAAAGCGTCAATGACATGGTGGCTTCTGTCAAACTCTGGGAATGCGGCTCCATCGTTGATATCCCAATTACCTTCTAGGAGTTGTTTTCTTTGATGCTCCGGTAGTGATAAGAGCATCGCTTCATAGTCGCCTGCATCCGCAAGGTAGGGGTTATCGAAGAGTGACGCAGGAATAAACCTACGCTTAAACAGCGGCTGACCTGCTTTACTGTGTCCCTCAGGATAAGTGATAGTGTCGCCTGTTTCAACATTTGTAGCCCAAAAAGATTTATTCGCTGGGCCAGGATCAATGAACATCTTCTTAACCCACTGATGTCCACTTCCGCCTGGGTTGGTAGTAGCCCTCATGTACAAACCTAAGTGCTGGGCTGAGCTACGTAAACGAGATCTCATGTAGTCCCAAGCATAAGGTGAAGACCATTGTGTAAGTTCGTCAAACCCTATCCAGTTAAACGCCTGCCCTTGGTAGCGAGTAACATCTGTATCTTTATCCAAGTATGACATCCAGAGACGACCACCCCTTGGGCTAGTCCACTGTGATTTTCTTTCTGACCACTTGATTCCTGGTATGGCACGTGGGTATAGCTCCTGTGACTTCTGAATAAGTTCTCTTAGTTCTTCTGTAGTGTGACGTACAAGTAGACCTGAGAAGTTAGGATCGTTCAACCCATGAAGTGGGTCTGCAAGCATGGCGTAAGACTTACCACCACCAGCGGCACCACCATAAAGTACTTCACGCTCTGACGAACTCAGGAATGAAGTTTGAGGGCCGGGGTTGGGCTTGAACACGATCTCTTGTGCTACATCCACATCATACTCAGGAGCGACTACCTGTGCAGGAACAGTCTCCCGATCAGGGGTAGCTACCTGTTCAACTACTTTTGCCGGACTCTGCGTATGCCCCGACCCCTTGGCTTTCGAGCTTCTCGATTTCCTCAAGGGTTTCTTGGAGCCACTGGGCAAGCTTGCGTTTAGTTGCAGCTGCTTTTTTACGTCTTTGCTCAACTTCGACTCTCTTCTTTAGGCCCATATGAGATATGTAACGACCTGTTTCTTTGCTTAGCCACTGTGCTACTGCACGATAACTATACTGCTTAAGATGCCTCTTTGCAAGCTCTAACGCTTCAAGCTCATGTTCGATTGGTACTAAAAGCTTATCATTGTCAGGATGTAGTTCATAACCCCATGGTATCTTAGGAGTTACACGAACTATTATGTGCCATTCTTTTTCGTGTCCTTTAGGTGGCTTTGGTAGTTGCCAGAATCCTAAGTCTCTTGTTGGAATACTTATTCGTTCGTACCTTCTTTTGGTGGTAGGTAGAAGATGCCACCACTTGATGTGACATCCACTTTATCTACCTTACCAAGTCCAGCACGATCTAGCAAGTCTTTTGCTGCGACCATCTTCTCTTTTATTCCTAGTTCAGTAGGATCATATAAAGCGCCAACCATAGCCATAGCAGCCTTGGGCGCAGTACGAGCAAAGTAAGTACGTGTCTTCTCACCTATCTCTTCCTTCAATGATTCAACAATAGCTGATGTGCTACTGGTTTCACCATATCCTGCTAGTTTCTTTGCAGCTACAACGTCACCGCCAGCCTCATCAAAGAGAACCTCAAGAAACTTAAGTTGTTTTTCGGTTAGATTTCTCGCCATAGGTATACTCTCTTATCTGACCACGTGCAATACCGATGTCACGTAGTTCTTTGTCGCTCATGTTCTGAAGTAACCAGAAGTCTGCACGAGCTTGTTGTGCTTCTTGTAACGCGCGGAAGCCTCGTTGAAAGAAATTTAGCATCACTATCTCCTTTGTTGTGTGTGCGGAGATAGTTATACTGAGTTAACGGTATAGTAGTACCCACATAATGTGCATACCCGCTATTCGTTATATGCCTGAGAATGTCTCTGTAACAGTCAGGATAGTGTCTACATGCCCAGCCGTTGCAGGAGTTACTTGTATCTTGTCGCCGGGAGCAAGAACAATCTCAATATCTGAGAAAGTTATGTACTCACCAGCACCTAAGTTCTTACCAGTAAGGAAGTGCGAGGTGTATGTATCTGCTGCAACATACCACTCAATCTCAATGCTAACATTACCAGTAGTATTGATAACGTGAAGATAGCTAAGCTCTGCTGTACAGTTAGGAGGACAAGTATATACATCCTCTGTAGTAGTACCTGAGTTATGCCCATAGACAGAACGCCTACGAGCAGGTCTACCCTGATGATTGAGCGTGATAGCCATACTACACTGCTTTCTTTTTAGGTTTTGGCTTAGGCTTAGGTTTATCCATCTCAGCCTGTGCCTTCCGGCATATCTCTGTAACATTGTAATCGCTACAGCCTACATTACCGAAACGATCCTCTGATGCTGCCTGATTGCCACGTTCATCCCAAACACAACCGTGTTCGTCAATTCGGTAGCCGTGCGCTTCTAGCGCCTTCTTATACTTAGTGTAGAAATGCATCTACTTACCTTTTTTCATAGGCCGTGCTGCAGGGTTAGATGCACCACAATAGCCACCCTTGTTATAACCTTTTTTAGCCATACCACCATATGCCATCTTCTTCTTAGGCATCTTCATCTTGGCTCCGCCACAGTTGCATTCGCCGCCCTTACCGCATGTACACTTCATGTTCTTTTCCTACCTGATGCTGTTGTTGACCACTTGACCCTTTTAGGACCAGTCTTCTTTGCTGCTTCTTTCTTACTTATTTTGCTTGCCACCGCTTTGGGGCGACATGCCGGATAAGGTCTACCACTTTCCGAAGTACCCGACCTACCACATTCTTTACCTGTTTTAACATCTGTCCATTCCTCTCCGAACCACTTACCTAAGCCGCCCTTAGCAAAACCTCTAGCATTGGGTAGTACATGTTGACTACGAGACTTTGTTTTTCTTTGTGCCACTATACTTACCTCCACGTGCTTTGTATGTTTTGGTAAGCCAAGCAGATGCATATGCGCTGGGCCATACGTCAAACTTCTTCTTAGCTTCTGCCTTAACACGATTGTACAACTTCATGTTAGTAGGTTTGGGTGCTGCCATTACCATTTCACCTTGTCTGCCCAGTAAGCTGCTGAGAGCTTACCCTTCTTTATGTTTTTAGCGTGTCGAGCTTTAAAGCTTGCACGTTTCTTCTTCATCTTATCAGATTCACCCGCTTTAGGCTTGCCTGCTGTGGATGCTCCTTGCTCACCAAAGCGGATGAGCTTGATGGTGTCACCTTCCTTGGCGAGTACTGCGTGGGATTTAGTTGGATGCTTAGGGGTGCGCTTGGGTTTGTTGTAACCTTCAAACTTCTCTCCACGATACTCAATAGCCATATTACTTCTTGCCCTTCGTATAAGCCTGTCCACCATAGAACGCTGCAACGATAGCCGCTACTGATACAAAGTAGGTAGGTGCCATGTCACCTAGAGTAGAAGATGCGTGGGTAATACCTATACCTGCAGACAATACAACTGCGAAGGGGTAGAGAAGCATGCCGAACAAAGCGAACCACGCCATGTTGCGCTGGGCATCTTCTTTCTTGTCTTCATTCTCGAAGCGTACTCTGCGCTCATACATAGCCATTTCGTCATCTGTGATAACACCATCGCCATCTTCGTCAGCTGCATCCCACTGGCTACCAGCTTCTAACTGTTTACCTTGTGCCATTCTTTCTTCTTCTCTGTAACTCATAGAGGGTTATCCGCTAGTTCGTCATAAGCTTTCCAGATGTCATCTACTTCAGTCTGCAACGTATCTAGAGTATCACCCAGTCCATCTGTGATAGTCGTAGCTTTATCTACTTGGCTGCGTAGGTCCAGTAGGATCTTCTGCTGCTCTAGGATCTGCTGCATGTTTGTAGTAAGCTGGGCAAGCTTCTGGTTTAAACCACGTACATCGTTATCTGCAATAGCCTGCTCTAACGTCTGGATACGAGATACAAGCTTAGCCTCTAGCTCTTGAGACTTAGTTAGCAACATAGAGTCTAGAGCTACAATCTCACCACTTAAGTTGTTGTTAACCTCTGTTAGGTTGCGCTCAGCAGAAGTATCTACAGATGTTATACGTCTATCCATATCTCCAGCTTTAGAGTCTAGCTCATCTACCCGCTCAAGGGATTCCTCTACTCCAGCTTCTACACCATAGAAACGGTTGAGAGTATCGTAGCCAAAGTAGACACCACCAGAAATAGTTGAGAGGACGGGCACAGCTACTGCAACCATCCACCCCTTAATGTTGTATCCACCTACGCTAAACTCAAAGTCCATCATTGTGTTGGCATAGCCCCGTACTGATTAATGTATTCACCTGCTGCGTAGATCTCTGTAGCATTCTTCATCTCAGGAGTCAAGTAACCCTGGAAGCCTGTACCGAAACCTGAGTCATCCCAAGTAATAACGAACTCATCAATAGACTGAGTGTAAGTGATAGCGGTGTAGCTACCTACCATGAAGTTACCCTGTGCTGCGTAGTTGTCTACAGTAGCAGTAAGGTCATCATTGTTAGCAGCGGCCATGAAAGCACCAGCCTGTTGAGCGAAGTTCTCTACAGCAGCTACTGCCTCGTTATACTCGTTAACCTCAGCAGTGTCTAAGCTGTACGCATCTGTCTCAAGCATACCTTGTAGCTCAACTTGCTCAGGCTTAGTATCTGCCTCTGCCGCTGTAGAAGCTACCTCAACCGCTGTCATAACTACAGCTGTAGCTGCGGTAAGGTTGTCTACTGCAGTGTTCAAGCTGTTCATAGAAGCTGCATGTTCCTGCATAAACAACTGCTCAGCTGTACTAGCAATAGCGTAGTCATGGTTGAGTACAAGCTCTTTAGCTTCTAGGTATGCGCCTATCTCCTCTGTAGTAATGATACCATCATTAAGTGCATCATCGTTAATGACACCACCAATAGCTGCGTAACCTACAGCACCTACAGCCAGAACAGCACTATCAGTTATACGATCTTGTATATCACTGATAGAAGCGATAAGCATATCAATCTTCTCTTGCCCTGTCAGTGAATACTCAGGGGGTGGTGGCGACTCTGCGTTTGCTACTGCGGAAACGGTCACTAAGGCTGAGCTTAGGAGTATTGTCTTGAGCGATCTCTTCATCTGTGTCTTCCTCTCCTACCCGTAACAGGGTGTCCCAGAACGGCTGGTCTGTCTCATATCCAACAATGTAGAGCGCTGGACTCTCTCTATACTTTTTTATTGCTGCCTTCCCCATGAGCAGCTTTCCCGTCTTACTGTCGTTGATAGGGCATGGTGTATTAGCTAACATCATACTCCTGAACACGACAGGGTCTTGGCACAGAATAGATATCGCTGATACCTGTAACCCTAAGCCACCTACCTGCTGTGGCGCTCCTAAGAGCCTAGCATTCTTTCTGCGGTTACAAGCCTCATCCTGTTGCATGGCACCACGAGATATACCTATGATGCTAACCTGTATCCCTGTAGAGCTAGGTAGTAAGCAACTGTCGTTACCACCACCACCCATCATAGTAGGTGCTATAGCTGACATAACAGGAGCAGCACTACCAGCACCAGTAGCATTGTAGTTGTTAGTCACAGTCTCATCAGAGTTGTTACTGTCTACGGTACTGTTCTCGTTACTTGTAGAGAAGTCACCCGTTACATCACCTGCCCCTGCACTTGTCGCCAAGAGTACTGCGAATAACACTGTCTTCACATAATAGCTGTACAGCCGCGTCTTCCTGTCCGATGATAGCAAGTGTCTTAGCATTCTGGTTTCTCTGGCATACGTCATCACTGACACGACACGATGCTGTATAGGTTACACTGGTACAACCTAACAATAACACAACAGGGATTAGCTTAACCCACACCATCACGTTTCCTGCTAGGATCTAGTACTTCATACTTAGTGAGGTGACCCTCAAGGTACATAGCTCTCTCTACATGGTCTAGAGTGTATCGCACTCCAGTGTCAGCTTCGATAGATGCCCTTACATAGAACACGTCAGACTTAGGAATATGTACACGCTGTAGTTTTCTAGCATCGTTAGCTGCTATAGCTTCGTAAAACTCTTCAATAACACTCTCTGATGCGTATAGTTGTATTCTTTTGTTAGCCATTGTCAATAGTTTTTTCTGGAGAAAGGGGTACGTGGCGTTATTACATGCAGGAGGGAGGAGACATGAGGAGGAAATACACGCAATATACGCCACGTACAGTAGTGTAACACTTATGTTTGTTGCTTTTATCTGTGTTACATAGTCTAGAGTATACAGCACTACTGTAACACTTACAAGTAAAAACTTTATCTTAGTTAAACTTTCTTATATGTGTTACTCTTCTTAAGAGTTATAACACTTAAGTGTAACTGTATTGCTCCTGCTCCGCAGTTATACCCATAGAAACACCCCAGTCAACCCCTATTCTGTCGTATCGTGTAAGTTTTTTCTCAGATGTGGTACTTTTGTGCCTCTTCGTATACGAGACCCCCGTTTCAAATTTCACTTCTGTGTGTTTGTACATGTATACGTAACCCCCAACCCCCCCATGGCCCACGCCCCACCCCCTTCATGTAACGCGAATTGCGCATAGGGGGGTGCCTATCCAAGCCAAGCCACTGAAATCATTGCGTTTAGGTACTGACACCGCGTCAATCTACATGAAAATAGGCGTATTTTTGTGGTGTTTTCGCAACAGTGGTGCGTTTTTGCAACAGGGATGCACAAATACCACACCCACCCGAGAGGTGTCACATTTTTACCACACCCCCTCGCGCACACGCACACACATACGCGCACACACATACGCGCAGACACACACGCGCCCAAGCGCAA